AAAACGCGCCGCCTGTTTTTGAGTTATCCCGCATCTTTTGAAGCGCACCGAACGCCGCATCAGCTCTGATGTTCTTTAATTTAGCCTCCAAGTCTCTTGCGGGTGTCGCAGGAATGATTGAGGAAAGCGAACCTAATCCGGCAGAATAAGGACTGACCATACTAATCGCCTCATCGATGTTATTCGCGACATTTCCAAACTCATAAGCGCTTTCAACTATTCTACGCTCGGCCTTTGGAAGATTTCTTAGCTCTTTTTCACGCTCAAACATTAAATCAACGCGCTTTTTGGCAATATCCTCGGTTATTTCCCGCTTGGACTCCTCTTCCATAATCTTCCCTTTAGCGCCAAAATATTCAGGAGCATTGTAGGCAGGAATTTGGTTATACATTCTGTCCAAATCAGTCTTGCCCATGTCTTCTGGAGGAGCATCAACACCTACAGGACCGTCAATCGCTTGATAGACATCCTGATAGCCCATATTCACTAAATCTTCGTTTGTAATATCGGGCTGTATTTGGTCGTATGGGGTATTAACTGCGGGGCTGCCGCGAAATACTGTCTCACCACCGCCGCGCGCATATTCAGGGACGGGTTGGCCTGTAAAAGTGCCCTGTCCTGTGTCGAGATTAGCACCTTTTGAATACCTAGACCAACCTGAGGGTCTTACAACCTGATTTCCGAACGAGTCTGTATAAACGCTTGGCCCTTTTACTTTGCCGTACACATTAAGAGCCGCCTGCTCCTGTGGAGATAAGGGCATCCCCATCTCAGCTTTCATTGCACCAGTTTCGGCTAACTGCCCGAGATCGGCAGCCTGCTTTTGCTCTAACTGCTTCTCACGCAAATCCATCTTTTGCTTGAATTGCGCTTGCTGAATACCGCGACCAAGCATATCTGCAAAAAACTGCCTGTCTGCATTGGCCTGATTAACAGGGATATCAAACCTTACGTTTCCGAATACGTTTTCAAAGGCCATTACGCCGCCTCCATTTTAATTCCGAGGCGGTCATAATCGACGTGCAGTACGCCGTCTATATCAACAACTGCTTCGGGGTGTGTTTTCATTACATCTTGAGCCATAACGCCCCTATATCGAGTGTCGTCGCCTATATAATTAAACTCATACATCTCGAAACCGTCTTCTTGACCTAATGAAGTGATGTTTTCTTTCATGCGCCTATCGGAAAGAGCGGCCAATCCTGCGCTAATTCCTGCGCTTTGTGCGCCAGATGCGAGGCCCGGAATGATTGACGAGCCGATACCACCAAGCAAGGAACTAAACATGCCGCCGCTTTGCGCCTGACTTGCTAAGTCAGCGTTAAGCTGCGCACTTGCCAACCCTGTGGTTAGGTTTCCTGTGTTTGTGGCGTAATTTTGCCCTGCATTGGCCATGATACCCGTTGAGTTCTGGCCCATTCCCGCAGTACCCATAAGCATATCGTAAATCATGCCGCGATCTTGGTTGTAGCGGTTGTATGCATTGCCGTATTCTTGAGAGGCCATGCCTTGCGTTAATTCATCCATTGCTCTGTATGCCGTAGGATTGACCTCACCAAAGCCCGCACCGCCCAATGTAACGCCTTGCGCTGCCATTTGACGCTCTAGCGCCTGCTGAGATTGGTCTAGCCTATATTGATAGCCGGGGTCTTCTTGGAATTTATCGAGACTAAAGCTTTCAAGTAGCGTTCCGAAATCATCGGGTGTCTCTTGGTTGGCCATGTAATCATCAACCGCAGCATTTAACCCGTCATAGTCGGTTACTGACTGTGTAGAGCCTGTTTGCAGGGGTGTGTACCCCATACCCATAAGCTTTTCGTAATCACCTTGCTGGTAGAATTTATCTGCTAAACCAAGCTCGTCTTTGATGTCCCAAAACTTACCCTGTCGGTCTACTAAACCAATATTCGCTCTGGTGCCTGCCGCCATATCAACTACACGACCATCGGGCGTTACATACATATTACCCGTAGTCATTACGTTGTCTTGGCCTGTGGTGTACTGATCTTTAAACATATCGTACACATCACCGCGATTCATTACCGAACCACCCGACAGACCGAGTAAGTCACTCAACCTTCCAACTGAGGATGTCCCCAGCTCATACCAAGGTTGAACATCTTCACGGGTTAAGTCATAGATTTCTTTTTGCAGGGCTGTTGCTTCTTGCGTGGCTCTTTCCAGTCCGCTTGTGTCAACGCCGCCGCCGCCTTTACCTCCGCCCATCGTATACTCCTGCTATGCTTATTGTTTTCATGTTGTGCATTTTAAAAAGTCTTTCTTTAATGCTTATGTCCCCGTCTACGAACAGGTCGAAGCGAAGCCTTAAACCTTGCTCGTCAGCAAACTTTTGCGCCTCTCGAACCAAGTCACTTAACACAGTCATCGAACGATGCTGTGGTTTGACGTAGAACATATATTCAGTGATTAACGGCTCTCCGCTGTACCCGCATGTGGAAGCAGACAAGCCCATAAAACCCTCTATCTTGCCGTCAAATACGCAGACGTATGACGGAACGAGGTGGTAATTCGTAACAACTTTATTGAGTAGAATTTCTTCTTTCCACTCAATGCCCCTTTCATCCAGACCGCGCTTTAATAAATCCAACACTCTGGGAATGTCGGCAGGGGTAATGCGCCTTATCATGCAATTTTCACAACAGTTATGTTGCTTTGTCCCGCAGCCACGGTCACTGTTCCCGCGTTAATCGCTGATAAGTTTCCTATCCACAGCTCAACGGTCTTAGTCCCCGAAGACACATGAACCAAATAAGGTGTTAAGTGCGATGAGGCTTCATCATGCCCACCTGTTCGCCTTGTGTAACCGCAAGAGGATATCGGCCCTTCTGCGCTACCTGCTATCCCAAACCTTGTAGAAACATTTGACCTTGCCGAACCATTATTTGACTGAGACAAGTTAGAGCTAATTAAATAAGTACCCGCCTGTAAAGTTAACGTCCCTGCCGACGAAGCCGACACACTTGAACTGGTCACGCCGCCTACAGCGGTAGTGTTAAGCGGCAACTTGAAAGTACCGTCTATAGCAGCACTAGCCCCTATGGTTGGTGTGTAAGCTGTGTTTACGTATGTTACAGCCTCAACGCTCCCCCCGCCTCCTCCTGACTGCCAATCTGTGCTACCTAACTCGCTGTCGATTGCGCTAACCATCTCAGCGCCCGTCTGGTCCGCTGTGGCATTGGATTCTATCCCATCAAGCTTTGTGCCGTCCGCTGCGACATCCCTACCATCGACTGTTCCGCCTACAGTAAGGTCGCCGTCTATCTGCAACTCACCATCAGGCAGCAAGTCCATTGTGTTAGTTACTGTGCCTGCGTTTGTCGTGTAAAACCGAATACCGATATTGCTTGTATCGACAGGCTCCATGCGGACCAAAGCTCTTCGGCTTGTGTTTCCGTCTAAAACAAACTCAATAGATGGGGGGAGTGAGTTTGTGCTTGTCCCTATCATCGACATACGGGCTGCGCCATTTACACCGTTGTCGTAAATCTTAAACGCTCTCGTTTGTGCGAAAGTCGGGGTTGCTCCTATTTGAGCATAACCACTATCATCTACAAGAAAGCTGCTCGCCTGTAATGTCTTCCCACCTGTGCCATCAAACCTCGGGACTGCGTTATCAGTTGATGAAGCGGGTCCAGTAACATCGCCTGAACCACCTCCGCTAGATTGCCATCCCGACCCACCTAGCTCAGTGTCGATAGAAGACACTATCTCCGAGCCTGTTTGATCTGCTGTAGCGCCTGTTTCTATACCGCTTAACTTGGTCTCTTGAGCAGTTGTGAAGCTTGCCGTTGTATTCGCAAGAACACTGTCTAATGGTTGGTAGCTTCCAAGGTCTGATATCTGGCTTTCGGTAATACTTAAGGCCGCCTGATGCGCCGTTACATCTCCCTCAGTAACTGTATACCCCGTGATATACCCCGCACCATTCGTCAACTGGTTGTTGTTCGTCGGTATAGTCGGAGTGCCTGTTAAGGAGCTATAAGCACCATCAAAAGCGGTAGCCGCATTCTGAGGCGTGTACCCTAAAGCTGTTGTTACATCACCCGAACTAATACTGGTTAAGTATGCACCGAAGTCGCTTATTTGACTCTCTGTGATACTGAGCGCAGCTTGGTGAGTTGTCACATCACCTTGCGTGACCGTGTAGCCAGTTATAAAGCCTGAGTTCGCGTTATCGTAGTTTGATAAGTCGTTATCGACTACAAAATCAATCGTGCTGTCGCTATCCTGATAAGTGACTGTTATTAATGTCTCGGTATTACCCGAAAGCATTGCACCTACAAAATCCTCTATCTGCTCCTGAGTGAAGCCCCCACCGCCTCCGCCTCCAGAACCCCAATTAGAAATATGGTTAAGCGACGACCAGTTAGACGTACCATCGCCTATTTTAGCCAATCCCGTATCCGTCTCATACCCCAACTCACCCTCTGCAAGAACAGGGTCAACACTGGTCCAATTATCGGCTGTATCTCGCCTGAATTTTATAGTCGAAGGCATTACGCACCTTCGCCATCAATTTCATTAATGTTCTCTTTGACGCTTTCAAACCAACGCAGCCAAACCCTAGTAACCCGCCCTTGATTGTCTGCTATTGGCTCTTGAAGTGGTGGGGGGTTTGTTGTCATACGCCATTAATCAATGCTTCGTTGAACTGAACAAAAACAGGGTCGGTAACGCGCACCTTATATACCCTGTCACGGCTTCTCCCGAGCTTGTTCCACTTGACCCTTGTTCTGTAGCTGCCAATCGGGCCTAGAGGAACGTAAAGCCATGCAGACCACGTATATCCGCCATCGTCACTGTATTTCATAGCAATGAGGGGGTCTTCACCCTGCCCGGAATCTGTTCCCTGCCCGACTTCTGTATCCAGTTCGAACTGAGAATGGCTAACCAACATCTTTTCTTGATGGTAATGAGGGCTTGTGCGCTCTCTAATCATCGGGTCGCCGTCATCCGAATAGGTATCAAGGCGCAATTCGTAGACCTTCGCTAGTTCCCTATCCCCTACAAGATGCATTTGCTCAAAGAACACATGAATTTGCGCTCTGTGTTGCTCTTCTGCCCCTGTAGACGGGTTTCTATAGACTCTTTCGTGCCATTGCTGCGTTGAAAGGTCGAAAACAAGCGTTGAATTAAGCCCCTGCACGTTTAGACAGTAAAAGGCATGACCGCGTTCGTGGTAAACCCAAGCAACACTCTCATTAAAGTCTGTAGACGTTGCTATCATGCGCTCGATAGCTTGTGTACTTAACCTCTGCGCATTGTATCCGTTCGAACCCCATACAATCGCGTCACCATTCTCATCTGTACCAAGCCAAATAAGACGGTTATCAATCTCTCTTACCGTTGCTGCCGCTGCACACCCTGTTTCTACAATCGCGCCTGACACGCGAACGAAAGGAAACGCCGCCGCGCCCGAGTTATAAAAGACCTCAGTATTTTTAGTGCCGAATAGCCATAAGTTAGAGCTATCAGAAAAGACGCTAACAATATTATCTGGGTTGCTTTCAACAGTTTGACGATCAGCAGCATCCCATGAGAGGCCATTATTGAGGGCCGAAATAGCAAAGTATGTATCACTGCTAACAATGAAATAACCGTCCTGAAAAGTAAGGCTGTTAGCAGGGGACGGGAAGTCTGTGTCAGTAATCTTTGTAAGTGTATTCGTAGTCTTATTAAAGATATATCCAAACTCATTATCCAGCAGCATAAGCTGAGTCGGGCTTTCCTCAATAAACACATAACTTGTAGCAGTATCTAACGTCCCTCTTAGCGTGGTTGTGTTGTCTGTAAAGACCTCATAGAACTCATCACCCGATACAAAGAATGCGCGGCCTTGGCTTTCAATACCGCCTCTTATCGGGCCTGAATTAAACGTGTACTTAGACTGTATTCCTGAACATGAGCGCAATGCAGCCACGCTCTTGCTTGTTCCGCTCTCGGAAATAAGCGGGTACATATTAACCGTACGCTGTGCGTCAAAAGACAGCGCCTCCATCTCATAAGATGGACCAACAAAGGGGACAATCATGTATACCAACCACCGTAAATGTTGCCGCTATCCTTATTACTTCTGTCGGCAGGCACATCTATCGTGGAGATAAAGTTTTCGTTACGTCTGTTCTGGCCAATTACAGCGTCTTTAGTCTGCTTGGCAATTTTCTTAACGCTTGGGCTTGCTTCTCTTTCATACTCTGGAGCAATCCACTCAGCCAGATTGTATTCAAGGGCTGCGCGATACTCCTCCGGCATTGAGAAGTCAGTTGTGAGATTGGTGAAACTTGTGAGGGGCTTGAATGAATAAAGCGTGACCGTTGATGTGCTTGTCGGCGCAGGATAGAGGAAAAGCGTGGCTGTCGGAAATCCCGCATCGTAATAGTAAACCTCGGGAATTGATCCAAGGTCTTTCTGCGCAATCCGTGCGTACTGTTGGTTGTCTATCTGATTTAAGGGGTAGTCAATATTACCTTGCGTTACATAAACAGCGCTAAAGTATAAAGGGCGTACCGTATCAAAATCTGCACCAGATCCGATTGTATAACTCGCAGCACCCGTTGTGTTGAATGTCTCTTTGCTCTCAGTGTAGATTAAGCTTCCCTCGGCAGACCACGTAGACAGCATGGCGTTCAGTGTGGAGAGGGCATCGGACGCTTCTTCGTTTGATAGGGGCGCACCAGCACCTAAGACGTGAATCTTGCGCAGTGAGCTTTTAATGATGTCTAGTGCTGTAGCCATAAAATCCTCTTAACTTAAAAGAACGCACCCCGTGAGGGATGCGCTCGATAAATTAAGCTGTTAGACGTGTAGACCACTCTGGTCTTACAGGGTCAAAAGCATACAGAACATCATAACGAGTGATAATCTTACGGGTGTTCTGCTCGTAGTCACGAACAATGTTAACCGTAATACCGTCAACTGTTTCAGACGCTACAAGGTCAACGCCGCGTGGCTGGTACATAGGTACTGTAACCATCTTGAACGCAGACTTATGCAGTGCGAGGTTCTGTGTGTATGTTGTAGAAGCAGAGCCAGTGCCAAACGTAATCACAGCATTATCAGCGGGAAGTGCGTCAACGTTTTGAAGACCCTCTGACCCTGCGTAGATTGACGGACTAATTGAAATAGTCACTTCACCTGAGCCGTTAGCTGTAGCATCGGCGGTAACAACC